ACACTACCAAGATTCTCGACATACTTTACTCTATCTGCAACAGAAGTAAATTCCTCTACGGACAATACCGGTGGCGGAGCCATCATCATACCTCTTGCAACTGCTTTTGCAAGCATATCCTCACCCGTTGCCTGATTGGATGAGGTTGTTACATTGATAGGAATACCACCACCCATTTGGTTAAAGGCCGATAATAACGGCGCAAACATAGAAGTCGCAGCGGCTGTCATTACACTTTCACCATTGGATAACATTGCCGGTATAGAGTCACTTGTGCCCGAACCCGGGCCTACTACTGAACCACCCTGTGCAAATTTAGCACTTTTTACTATACTTTGCGCTTTTGCGATATTCGTCATTATCGTAGCAATTGTCGTTGTCACCGCTAAAAGGTTAGCCGGAAAAGGCTCTTGCATAGCCTGACTTATTCCAAAAGAAATGGCCCGTCCTGTTTCAATCGCTATTTGAGCCAGCGCCAAAGTTTTAGACAATTTGGCAAATTCTTTATTTGTTTCCCCCAGTTCTCCGGTTGCCTCAATATACTGTGACAATAAAGTATTGAATAAATTATATTTAGCTGTGGCTATATCTTTAGCTGATGCGTTTGTTTTGATTAGTAAATCCAATTCTTGCCACGCCTGTAAGGTTTGCAATTGATATAAAGAGGCGCCAGCCTTTTCCGCAGCCAAGTATTCTTTCTGCTGGTCTTCCCGGATTTGAGCGGCCTTATCCTCTTCATTCTTTTTGTAGATATCCTCTTGTAACTTTTGATATTTCTTTATAATCAAAAGTCGTTGTTCTTCCGTTAGTTTGGTATTACTCAGTTCAATATCTCTTTCCAGCTTGAGACGGTCAAGAGTTAACTGCAACTTTTTATCCGTCCCCTCTTTTGTAATGAATAGTTCCAACTCTAGAAATTGTTTTTTACTTTCTAATCGTAAATTCTCATGCTGTTTTGATAAATCATCAATTTTCTTGTTATACTTCTCCACGATAGCAAGTTTCATCTGCTCTGTTAGCTCCTTCTGCTGGAGCTCTGCATCACGTTGGGCTACGAGTTGCTGCATCTTTAGTTGATACTCACGCTCACTACCAGCCTTTACAGAATCAAGCTGCAAAGCGATAAGCTTCTGTCGATTTTCAATATCCTTTTTCAGTTCTTCATCGGAGAGCTTTTGTAAAGCAATAGTTTTCTGTTGTTCAAGAGAAAGAATCTGTTTTCCGATTTCCTCTTTGGTACGAGGTGTCAAGTCTTTTTCGATTTTCAATCGGATTTCCAAATCTTCAATCTGACGGCTATATTCATATTCTATCTCTTGCGTCTGTTTTTTCCGGCTATCTATGACGAGCTTTAGCATTTCATCCTCAGCCTTACGTATCTCTTGCAGCTCTTTCTTTTTGATTTTTAGAGCTTCGGCCATAGCTTTAGGGTCAACAATCGGAGTTTTCTTTTTATCGGTATCTCCAGTATATGAATAAACAAGGTCGAATATTTGTTGCTGAGACTGTACGACTGCCATCTGATTAATATACTCATTCCAAGTATCTTGAATATCCTTTTTTATGTCACTTTTCGACCTAGTTAATCTTGTTGCACGTCTCCATATATTAGAATAATCTAATTCTGCATTATATTTTTTATTAAGGTCAGTGATTTTTTGGAAATGTTCTTCCTCTTGATTTAATGTTAATTTCAAAACTTTCAAACGATCGTACTTGGCTTTCTCCAAAGCTGCTTCCTCTGAAAGCCCCGCTTTCACATACCGAGCCCGTGCCGCCTCTATCTTGGCATATTCATCTCCGACATTAGCCTCTGCAACATTCTTTCCAAGCTCAACTGCCGCTTTTGTTTCCCGTTCCGTTATATCCTCTACCGATTCAAACAAAGTTCGTACATCTTTAATCAAAGAGGATAAAACGTCATTAACAAAAGTCTCAACCTTAGCCGTCATCTTTTCAAATGAGCTGCCGGTAGCATCAAAAAGCAAAGCGACCTCTTTCGTTAGCTCCGCTTGGGAAGCAAGCAAATCATCTTCCACTTTACCCAATTCCCCGGTCTTACCCTTGACTTCATCCAAATTCACAGAAATATCTTTCAAGGTGCGGATATATCGCAAGCCGGCATCTTCTCCCGGACCGCCAAAGATATCAGCAATTGCAGTACCGACGACTGCGCTGTTTTCCGGTAGTTCATCCAATTTGGCAGATACTTCCTGCATGATTTGAAAAGTAGTCTTTGCTCCTGTCTGCAAATCTTCCTGAACTTGTTTAGAGCTGATACCGATACCATCCAATGCACTGGCCGTTGATGTAGTCATTTCCCGAAGCCGGGTGTTCGCCTCTTTGATAGTATCAATTCCCTTATCAGAGAAAACACCCTGCTTATTGGTTTCTGCAACAATAGCAACAAACTGATCCGCAGATATACCAGCCTCTTTGAAGTACGCCGGATATTCTTTCAAAGCAGACAGAAACTCTCCATTTGCATCCGCCCCGGCAATGAAACCATCTTTGATTACTTTCAACGCTTCATCAGAAGATATGCCAAACTGCTTTTCTACGGAATTAATAGCAGTCAACATATCCCGGAAATCTTTACTGTAGTAATCAGCCAAAGCTTGTACTTCACTCCGATAGATTTTCAAGTCATCACCGGACTTATCCGTAAATTGCTTCGTTAATTTAGTAGCTTCCTTTATCCCCTTATTGTAGTCATACCACCATTTGAAAGCAAAGCCAACTCCGGCTACACCTGCGATACTCATAAATACCGGATTCTTCAATAATGCTTTTAGTGTTGAACCTAAAGCAGATGCTTCCACCTTCATATTGGAGAAAAATCCTTTCACCCCATTTGAGTTCTGGGCGATGTTCAACAAGGAGTTTGCAAAGTCATTATTGATACCTACAAATCTTTTCAAAGTTTCCTCATAGTTGCCGACATTCCGATAGAAGCGTTGCGTGCCTTCTTCCGCTTCTTTCAATTCATCGGTAATAGCATTTATCTTATCTTGAATCTCTTTACCTCTGGCACTGTTACGTTCTGCACGGCTTAACCTGTCATAAGAAGCAGTCAGATTAGAGAGCTCCGCACGCAGTCTGACCAAACTACCCTCGAGCTCCGTTTGCTCCTTTCGTTCATTCTGTACCTGCTTGTTCAGTACTCTAATTACCTCATTCACTTCACGGGCTGCAATTTGGGTCTCTGTTAGTTTTACATTATATTCTTCACGTTCAAAACGCCCAGCTTTCAAATCCTCCTTTAAAGTTTGTTCTCTTTTCCGGAGTACATCCAACTGAGTACGATATTTAGCGATGTTACTGATAGCGTCATCGTATCGTACCCGGATATCCAGCACTCTTTCTTCTACATTTTCCATAGTTACACTTCCAATTGCAATAATTTACACTCACATATCCCCGTATCTTCTGCCTTTACAGATAATATAGCATAATATCTACCATATTGACCTAAATAAACAGGAATAGTCACATCTAACTCTTTCAACTCAATATCACTAATTTCAACCTTTTCGCTAATCACAATCGGATTACGAATAATTTTCTGGTATGATTCATAATTTCTGTTTACCAAAGTGTCCCACCTCAACCCTTCGAATGACGCTTTAGACTTTCCGTTATTATCCACCTCAACCAATAACCGTGGCTCTACACTATTCATTTTCCCAACAGTCTCACTACCGGAATATTCATACAATGGAATAGAAGCTCTGCCAAAAGACATATCAGTGGCGGCAAATGGAAGTTCAATAGCAGTACGTTCAACCTCAATTGTTTCATCTTTCACATACAAGGCACTATTATAATCACCCTTTACTGTATTATCTTCTTTCCATGTAAGTAAATTCTTTTGCGCAAAATCTTCAAGCGAGTAACTAATTTCTTGTGGTTTATTTTCTTTGAAAGGAGCAACCACTTTACGCGTCCAATCGTATGCCTTATTTCGATTCGATATAATATCATCCACAGAAAAAAAGCCCAAAGTAGTATCGTTAACGACGACTACAAATGTTCCGGATATTGCAGCAATCGTTTTAATAAAATCAACCTGCTTTATATCCGGCAGATTGGGTATTATGGGGTAATACCCATCGCTCCCCTGCCCCTCTACTATCGCTTCGTCAATATAGGGTGCTAAAGTAAGAGAAAAAGAATCTGTTCCCCAATTATTAACAAAATATCCCGTATCACGGAAAGCACAATAAATAATATCCCCCTCTGATAATGCAGATGTTTCATCCTCAAAATCAAAATACGCAGTCCAAGTCTGCCCACCTTTTCCTTGTAATTCAGAAGCATCAGCAGAAAACACTTCTTCAGCTCTCCCATCCATCACTTTATATACCACAAAAGCAGGATTTACCGGAACCGTACTAGCAAAATCAAAAAACATTCTTGCCGATATTCTAATCTTAGTACTTTCTTTGAGAATTTTTATTCCCGAATTACTGGTACCGGCATTGATTACCGCCAAAAAACTATTAGCATAGGCATCTTTCAATATTGCAGTCAAGTAATAGTCATATCTTACTCCGTTATTATATCTCGCAGCCAATCCAAATTGATTATTTACATCAAACCCTCGACCATGACGCGTCAATAATGGAACAATCAACTTGCTAATATATCTTTCCACAATATCATTTGAGAATAAAAAGCCAAGTTCATTATCAGCGGATATACGGTCTAATATCCAACGAACCCTTACACTGGGATGCACATAGTTTAAAGTATCAAAGCTTCTTATCCCCATATTCATATCAGAAACAATAAAGGAATTCCAATATTGATAATTACTGATTTCTCGCCTCCAAGTCATATAATAACCATTATCAACAAGTTCATTCAGAGATTTATTATTCTCTACGATACCTGCCAATACCGTTATATTCCCCCATGTGATAGCAATATCAATGGTATCAGAAACCGATAGAAGTACAGCCTTGGCATTTGAGATTATCTCTACTCCATTACGGATATATCTTGCTTGGTGGTATTTTCTTGGGTACCCAGTACTACATGAAGGCATATCAGCATGTTCTATGATACGTTGATTATGTACTGTTTTGGGTAGTTTTATCGTATAGCTATTATTACTGACAATTTTACCTAAATCAGAAAACAAATTGCTTTTAAGATTTAATGTGATTTTTGTATCCTCTCCCAAATCAACCTTTACACCATCAATAAATAATTCTTTTTTCATAAGATCTGTGATATTATTTCTGGTAACATTATCTCAATTTCAAAATCCTGTAGAGGTTTCCGTAGATGATTCACTGTTCCCGTTGCCAATCTTACAGGGAACCATTTCCCCTCATGATACAAATCAATTAAAGGAGATGTATGTAAAGTAGACAACATATCAAATGTGTCCTGATCTATAAGTGTAGCACAAGCCTTTATAGATTTCTGCATTTTCTTAGATTGACGTGATACCCCATAATAAGCATATTTGTTGTCCGAAAAAGTTTGATAGAGCAATTCACCATTTGTACTTACCTGCAATATATTGTCCCCAATCTGGAACAACCAATACTGATAAAAACCATGTCTATCTATCCAACGAAGATAAATACCACACTCTGAAGAATCTACTACCAACCTATTTATAACAGCCCCATCACCTATCGGAGTAAACGTATTATCAAACGTGTATTCAAATGTACTGGCAGGCAAATCCTCATCCAGACGAATTACCGCAAAATCTTTAGCTGCCGGAACCAATCCTGCAACATTGATGTGATTTAATCCTGCGGATAAGTTTTTTGTAACATATCTATTTTGGTCATAACGAAAGCGAACAGTCGCTCCCTCAGCCACAAACAATGAGAAAGTAAAAGGAAACTTTCGGAACCATCTCACTACACGAGGTGCATTAAATACCTCACCAATATTAATTGCTCCCCAAATACTATCAGTAGTAAAACTAAAATTATCAACACTCGTAGAAACCGTTACCGACACTCGAATTGACTGTAACAATGAAGTATCAACAGAAAAGAAAGAACGCATATAACACGAAATATCAGCATATACTTTTCCTGAATAAGAACTCCTTACATCTGTATATTTTTTCCCATTGGCCGCAATGCTGATAGTCACTGTATTATTAGTTTGAACTGTTATCTCTTGTGGATTAAAACAGAAGCACACAGCATCAGGATACCGTATCTGATGATTATTTTCAAATATTGCTGTTCGCATTGTTATTCAAATTTATATGTTGTACATCCTTTGAGAAAATACCAAATACACGATTCATTACATTCTGTATCGTTCTTTCAATATCTTTTGAATATATGTCCTCATGCTTTCCTGTCCGATATACTTCAGTACCTTCTCGAGCTATTTTCCGAGCTACGAGGTATGCAAAAGACTTAGGCTTCTCTACTTGAATCCCCTTATCCATCATCCACTGCCGGATAATCTTATAAAATCCTTTAGGAACTTTCCCCGGTCTACGTCCCGTTTCCAATACGCCGAAAGCCTGCCTACCAAACAAGATGCCGTGATTATCATCTACCACAACATGCAAGCTCTTGATAGTCCTTCCACTTGCACGCTGCCCAGCCCGTATATGATTCTCAATGATACGTTGCCGAAGACTGTCCAACTCCTCAATCAGAATACCTTTTATTTCTTTTCTCCTATCTTCCATAACTAACACATGGGTACTCCTTGAACCTCTTTAAGTTTCAATTCTATCATTATCCCAGTAACATTCACATCCAACTTATCGTAAAATATGGAGTAAGGTACTTCATCACTCACCCACTCAAACAGCCCGCTTTTATTCAGTTCTTTGATAAACTGTACAGCATATCCTTTGCACCTCTCAATAACCTCATCATTCTCCACCCCGTCGAAATCAAACCTTGTCTTATCTGCAAATGCTATCATACAGTTAGGGCAATCCTTCAACTGTGTTCTGGATATAACGAACTTACCGGATACAGGCAGTAAGTTAATCATAACCGGTAATGGCATTTTATCCAACCGGACGTTAGCCGTCGCCCAGTTATCAAACAAATAGGTTATGTCTTTCAGCTTTTCTGCAACAGACGCTATTTTCCTCTCTACACTTGTGTTCATTTGTTATTATCTTGATAAATTTTACGTAATCTTCGTTCATATCTTATCTTCTCTGCATCCATATCAAGACATTTATACACTCTGATCCATGGAACACTTTCTACCTGCTCATGGTCAGTAATTCCCATACGGGTTGCATAATAGTCCACCAACCCAAACAAGCCAAATGATAACTGATCCACACCCGCACGTTTTTCCTCAGGAGTAGGCGTCACACTCGTTGTTTCAAACAGCTTGGTTATCCGTTCCACCTCTTTAGTAACCCATGAGGAAAAGCCCAAAACATCCTCTACCTCACATGCTTCTATTTGTTCAACCGATAACCCCAAAAGGACATGACATGGCATCATTATGCAATCAATATCGCTTGATATAGATTGCAGCCCCATAAGTTGCCCAATAGTGGCATCATTCAGATTATCCGGCAAACGAACTCCCGAAATGAAGTCCGGCTTTGGAAGCTTTCTTATCCGCTCCAACAGTTCAATAGCATTGCTTGCCACCTCACTTAATATCAAAAATTCTTTTACTGTCATATCTGTCCTAATTTTGCTTTTGGTCGTTTGGGAATTGGCTTGATACGGAAGAACATTGCCATTATCAGCATATCAAGATAATCCGGAGAATGACCAAGAATCTCTTTCATTTTCTCTTTACTGATTATTCCTTTCTTTCGGGTATCAGCATCTATATGGTCTTGCTTTAAAACTCCTAATTCTTCGATTATACGCTCTCTTTGGGCTTCCGTACATATAATCCTTATCTGTCGGTTATTTATCAGTTCTGCGAGCTTAAAAGCGCACTCTGATTTCAGATTGTCAAACTCCGGATTAATCGGGCGATTACCGCCATGAAATTCTTTGATACCATTCAGATAACTTTCAAGATAACTCCCCAGCCCATCGCTATCAACTACCATCATGCTACGTGGAATCTTCCACTGTATCATCATGTTTTTAAGGTCTGCCTCAATGGATTTACCCGTACTGTATTCCTGGTCTAACCTGATGTAGCATACATTACCTATCCAATGCCCACTGACAAAACGGTCTCGGCCTTTCATGGCAAGGTCAGAAGAACCAGTCGATAAGCCTACCGGTTGTACATGCTCGTTTGTAAACAAGTCACAAATAGCATCATAATCACAAAGTACTGCCGGATCATTATCATATTCCCAATTGCCGAAATACAAACGCTCTTTCGTTACTTTATCATTAGTATTTTTCAAAGTGTTTATATAGTCTTCTGTTGCAAATGGATTGTCTTGTACCAACGCCTGTATAAAAGCATAACCATCTTTTAACTTATGCTCTTTCCATGGTTTATAAAATTTATCGTATAACCAATTCTTTTTGGGATTACAAGTAATAAGAATTTTCCCTGGAACATTATAGACATCATTCAAGTGCCGCCCTATACGGGTCTGTAACACTTCAAAGGCCAATCTATTCACTTGACCCGCCTCTTCGATCCATCCACCCGTAAATTCCAAGGAGCCGAAACGTTCATACATCGGATCTTTATAGGGGTAATATGTCAAATCCAAAAAGATAATCTCACTCCCATTATCGAACTTGATGCCGTCATTTGTCAAGTGATAATATGGATAGCCATGAGAGTTAGCCACTTTAACAAATGTCACCGCTATAGATGCTCGACTGTCTTTGAGATTATTTCGCCCCGCAAACCAACGAGTTCCGGGAAGATAATGGCAACATTGCATCAGCCATTCACAACCGAGCCATGACTTACCACCGCCACCGGCACCACCATAACATAAGAACTTCGTAACATCGTCACGAAGATAGTTATAGGCTAAACGCTGTTTTATGTTGACTCTCTCTCCCATCACTTCACACTCTCTGCTTCTTTGGTATACGGAAGAAATGAAAATGACTTAAACTCTTTCCCTGCATTCGTATGGTCTACTTCCTGCTTATCCGCAAGCCCAAGTTTACGAGCAATGATATTCGCATTAAAAGCACCGACACATGCACCTTCAAACTGCTGCGTTTCGATTGTTTCTTCCACGCGTGCGATGACCTCTAAAAAATCTTCGTCATTCTTATTTTTACATTCCGTACGAAAGGTGCTCCACCATTTGGATGAAGCGCCTACGTAAATACAAAATCCGGTAAGGGAGTACGGACGGGAAGTCGGGGAAACTTCTTGTTGCACTTGCTGCTCATTAACAGTTTCCACTTTCTTCCCTTTCTTTCTTTTCACAGGAACTGTCTTTTGAACAGCTTTTTTGGAAAGCCAAGGATTTTCATCGCACCATTGGAAATACTCACATGCAGCTTCCCACAAAAGTTCCGGCGTGGAAAAGAGTTTATCTCTCCCATGCTTACTCCTTAACATCCAAAATTTATTTCCCGTTGGTGCTGCCATATCACTTCTTCATTCTGATTATTTCTCCACAATGGGGACATGCCATTTCAATATATTCGGTCTTCTCTTGCTCTAAGTTCTCTTCAATACGTTCCGTTTTCTTTTTGAAAGCCTCGTTCTCTTGACGTTCCATTTCCTGACTGAACTCCCGCTGTACTTCCTCTGCTTGCATATCTTCTGTTGCATAATCATTTGCCGGAGTAAAGTTTACATCAAATCCGAGTAACTGCTCTATTGGCTCAAAAAAGAAATCTTGCATATCTGCAGGGACATTCATAGTCCTAAGTTCACGTATCAGTTTATCTTCATCCCATGATGCAAACTCCGATGTCTTATTATCAGCAATACGATACTGGCGTGCCTTTTCTTCGTCCAAATCAGCGACTATACAAGGTACTTCCTTATATCCAAGATTTAAGAGAGCAAAGTATCGTGTATGGCCGACAATGATTTCAAGATTCTTATCTACTACAAGCGGTTGGTTAAAGCCAAACTTCTTGATTGATTCCTCTACCGGTTTGATAGCCTTGCTATTGTTCCGGGCATTATTCCAATATGGAATGATTTTATCTATTGCAATATTCTGTATATCCATAATCATAACTCTGCTGAATCTGTGTGATGAATAATTTCTTTAATGGCTTTGCTGTATTCGTAGTTCTTGAACATCTTAGCAAAGCCGGTGATGTGCTTAAGTTTTACAAGCTCTAATGGTTCCATACCAAGCTTCTTACAAATGACTGCATCCGACTCTCCATTTTTAATCATGTTATAAATGATATTCGTCATGCCGTCAACAGAATGTTTACCACGTGCCCGGTTATGCCGGACCGTAGATGCCATACGGTCATTGACATCCTTATCAATAACCACAATGGGGAGACGACCACTATTCCGTCGGGCAATATCCTTGTACATACGTGCAATGAGGTTACGGTGAAAACCGTCTACAATAATATATTTTTGCTCTTCCTCGCTCCAAATCGTAACGATAGGCTGAGTATATCCATCTTCACGAATGGAAGTATAAAGCAACTGCATTTCCTGCTTTGCCACGGCATTAGGATTATAGTTGTTTGCCTTTACCATTTCCATTAGAACCCAAAGAACACGATCCACCGGGTTTACTTTCTCCGGGGACAAGGAAAATAGAAGTTGCCTCACTTCATTCAAAAAGTTTATTTTGTCCGGCGTTTCATCAAGCATCCGGATGATTATTTCTTTTAGCCTTTCCATATTTATACTTTGATTTATGAACCAATAATCTGTTATTTAACTTTGTCTGTTCAAAGTCTTCGGTAATAATCCCACGAGCAAAAGCGCGGTAAATATCAAGACGGTCTACATCAGACCAATTTGCTACTTTAGTAATCACTGTCTTCAGATTATTGGAGAAAATGATTTTATTCTTATCCTCAGCCACTATGTTATCAATGAGATACTTCAAATATTCCGGCCAATCCTTAAAACAGTTCGGATAATTACGTATCTCTTCAAAGGCATCCAACAGAAGATGATTTGTCGTACCAATATTGGGGATGCGGGTGTACATGGCATTATATGCCTTCGGGTCAATTTCCTGCAAGTAAGGGATATTCTGATTACTGTTCTCATGAATCAGAGAGGACACCCTGGCCGAACGTAGCGGCTCTTTTGAGAAAATGTAATTGTAGGCTTTATTATATCTTAACCGATTGGAGAAGATATAATACCAGATATCGCGGTAAGACCAATCATACAAAGGGTACATAACTACTCCATGACTGCAACGCTTTCCGTATGTCATACCAGGGAGGGTCTCCTTGCCTGTTAATCCTGCACGACGGGCCGGAGATTCCTCAATACGGACACCACCCAAAGAAACATAATCTTCTCCTAAGTGATGAAATGCAATAGCGTTGAACATGTCTTTAAATCTGTCAGCATCATATACATTCTCTTTGAAAGCAATATCCTCTTTTTCACGCATCCATTCTTTTCCTGGTTCCCAAGGAATAAACCAATCACCGCTATTAGCGTTCCATAATCTGAATGGTACTTGTACCCAAATAGGCTCTATTTCTGGCAAAGACATAACATAACGCATATACTCGACTGTATATGTGTACTCACATTCCTGGTCAAGAAACATAACCGGTATCTTTCGAATACCAAGTTCACGTGCCACTTCCAAAGTGATATGCAGCAAAGCGGTACTATCTTTGCCTCCAGAAAAACAAACGCCCAGACGGCCACCTATAGAAAATAGCTGCCTTATGCGTTCTTTCGCCGCTTCATACACATTTTGTTCTGAATATAATATCATACGTTAGTCACGATATAATAGTTACCAAACTCTTTTACTTCACAATGAGGAAAGCCTTGTTCCAGCTCACACCTCGAATGTTCATAATATTCCAATTCGCAACCGCTACGTTCATAAGTCACCGGATGATACGTTTCTTTATAGAACATAAGGAACAAATTCTTCTCCTCGGGGATATCCGTTAACGCTTCGATTTCAATGTAGCTGGCCGAACCAAACAGGGCGACAACGGTATTGAATACCATAAACTTTAGGTTGAACATCTCAAACGGGATGCATAGATTATAATACCCAGGATGCTTCTTCCTAAAAACTTCAAGCATCTTATTGCTCGGATCGATACCGAAATATTCATCTGGAGATACTTTCAGAATATCAAGGAACAATCCGGTACCACATCCCACATCAAGAATAATTCCGGGAACATCAAAAAGCATCAAGGCTATCTTATTATTCTCCTCAATGCTGACTTCATCTTTAAACAGAGAATCGTAACTCTCTGCAATTGCATCATACTGATTTACTGCGTACATACTTTATTATTTTGATTTACAAAATAAAGATACCGAATAATCCATGAACGGACTATCCGGTATCAAAGAAGTTACTGACACGATTTGGCAGTAAAAAACTGAGATTCCATTATTTTTTCATTGTATAGTCTTTTGGCATCATTTTTGTATTTATCATTTACATAAAGACTTATTAATATGAATGGATTTAATTCTTATAAAAGTGATTTAGGTTTTGATATAGGTTCCGGACTTTCCGGGCAATCAACTTATATAAAAAAGAAAGACGAACAAAATAACCGTATTCTCATGGAGGAACAATATAAACTACTCCAAATGCAAAAGGCAGAAATTCTTGCTCAACAGAAATTCAGGAAAGAATATAACAAATCATCAAAAATTATGTTATACATATCGGTTGCAACACTTTTCATTACTTTTTTATCACTTATCATTTCATTCTTTAAATAGTTAGTCGGAAGAAAACTCATAGTCCCAGAAAGAAAGCTTTCCTCTCACGTTCTCGATAGGTTCTTTAAATAGGATAGGATTAGCAAGTAGCCAATTATAAACTCCCTTCTCTGCCCAAATAGAAGGATGATTTATCACACAGTCTATTATCTCCACACTTCCAATGATAGCAGAATTTACATATCCATTACCACAAATAATCTCCCTCTGGAATCCAAGTGAAAAGCTATCCCATTGCCTCTTCGTAAATACACTATTAGGATTAATTATTTCTATGGGGACGGCGCTTGAATGAATCAACACCCTCTGCCCTAAGTATTTCTTAGGACATGGCCAAGTTCGATTCTCGATGTCTTTAATACCGTGGACTATCAAAGAAGCCCACGGCTGTTTTACGGTTATTGCTTTCATTTTAGTACAGTTTTCATTGTTTTTCCAAAAAAATGTTTTAGTTTTGAAAATTAAAACATTTTATTTTTTATGAACAATCAAGATCATTACTTATCTCATCTCAATAATATATTGAATGAGAGGAAAAAATTATCATTAGAAGATATGAAAATGTGGTTGTCTAACTTTTCTAATGCTGACGCTGACGCAGATCCTATTATTAATGGAATAATAGTAAATTTAATTATAGCCAAATTACTTCCATCGGGAATTCCCAGTAGTTTGCTTTTTCAACAAATTAAAGAAGTAGTTACGGATATTACACAAGAACATCTCGGAAATATTCTTGAATTCATGGCTAAGAAAGACTGGATTAGAATTGATAAAGAACAAGATAAAATCTTAAAGAACAAATGTCCTATGCCCAATCGTGCAATAAACATTTAAGCAAAACAGCAGGTTTAATAACAAGTTGCTAATATTTAACCTGCTGTTTTTTTATCCGCTGTAACAGATCCTTGTTGGGCAGGATAACAAAAGTAAGCTTCCGCAACGACTGCACACTTTACGTTCTACTCCGTCCGCTATCACCCGGTTTCTCGGTTTCCGCTTCACTATTTCACATGACCCACATTCGGATGCACCGTACTTTCGGCAATAGGCAAGTGAGTGCTTGCCACATCTGGCGAAAGAGGTACAATCCGAACGGGGAACTGTCTGATGAACATTCATATTTCGACCTATTTCATTGTCTCATAAGTAAAGTATATCACATCACAGGAACACTTGGCATACAGTCGTTTTCTCTCAGCCTCGATGTCGTTTGTTTCAATAGTCACTTTCTCACACCGACGATTATCGCCGGTGATGTATTCTATTTTCCGGATGATATTTCATGCTGATAATCTATTACGAATTAAACCTATGTTCTTTTTGACAAGTCCTATGATACGTTTATGGTATTCTGTATTCTGGTTACATGCACCACGGGATTGGACTACTTCAAGAGTTTTCAGGGACAATTCTATCGTCTCGATGCGTTTTTCCCCGATACGAGCAGAAAGGATAAGGCAATCATTACGCTTGTAATACCCATTCGTATATACGCAATGGTGCATTGCTTTCCCTTCTTGGTAGAACTGGGTTATACTTTCCAATGGACGGATAGTTATACTTCCGTCCGTAATCTCCAAACCGAAGAACTTCTCCATTCTTTTGTAAAACTGAATAATGTTCTCTCTACGTTCCTTTTCACGACGGATTGCTTCCCGTCTTTCCCTATCTCTGCGAAGCTTTGCTTCAATGCTCCTTTTCTTATTCATTAGCAAATCATGCTCGGCTTTCAGGTTCTTAGGACAGACATATTTAGCGTTACGTACGTCTTTCTTGAAATAGAGCAGCAAGTCGATGTAGTCATTCCACATACCGGCATCCCTGATGATGTAATGATTACGATTACAGATATTGAAAGACGGCTTGTATCGAAGCTGATAATACCCCTCTTTAGCCATGTGCTTAAGCATTGCCATCTGCTTTGTTTTCAAACAGAGTTCGGCATCATTGTTACCGGTTAAGAGCGATCGTATAAGCCTCGACGGATTGACATCGGGAAAATTCCGGCCTATACCACGTTTCTTTAATTCCGGGAGAAGCTCTATCTTGCTATATAACCATCCATGTATAGAGTATACATCTCCATAACTGTAATAACCGCTACCGTATTCGTTCTTTATACTCAAAGGCTCAAAGTACAGCCATCCATTGCCACCCATATTCATAGGCCTGGCGATAATGGTACGTTTGCCATTAACTGCAATCCATTCCTGAACAGTCTCAAAGAAACTGTAATAAGGATTTGATGTCAGATGCTCACGAAAACCACTTTTGCAAGAATACTTGCAGCACAGGATATGGCGTATAACCTGAAAGCCACCTACAACCTGCAGTATATCCATGTAGATTTCCTCTTTATTCTGGCTCTTACGACTGACCGTTACATCCAATTTATGGTGGCAATAAGGGCATTCGGTCTTATTACCCAAAAGGATAGTACCCAATTCGCTATTATCGGTATTTATCCACATCTTACCACATTCTGAACACCAAAGTTCATCCTTACATTTATACGCAGTGTGAGCAAACAAGTGCTCTTTTGCCCAATTCTTGGGAGATTCGGAAATTTCACCCAGCTTTACACTCAGTTCAGCGACTTCCTTTTGTAATTTAGTACGTGGTTTCATGGTTTAGAACAATGACATCTGTTGGACTTCTGTTGCCTCTTTCTTTCCCCGTGACGGCTTTTTCTTGAGCAAGGCATATTGCTCTTCTGTAAGACGTTTAATCGCTTCCTCACGAGCCCTCTGTTTATCTTCCTCAGTCAACTTCACCGACTTGGGTGAAATGGAAGTGACGGTTCTCGTGCCGGCAGGAAGTTTATTGACTTTTATGTCGTCCTCGTCGTAATAGTGTACGGCCATACCAAATACCTCGTTATCAGAAATACATACAGCATTGCCTCGCTTCTGGGCTTCCCCCATGATGTAAGAACAGCACTCGTCCAAATTCTTGTTTTCCTTTGCGTAGGACTTGGCAAACAGTTCGTCAGTCCTGGCACGTTCATCAAGATAACTCTTAATAGCTTCTTTGAAAGTTTTGTTTTCCATAATTGCGTTACAAATAAGTCCTTAAACAATAGTCCGCTATCCAGTAGCAGACAAAATAAAAAGCGGCATACGCTGTCAGAATTGACAGAATAGTCGCTATCAGTTTTATGTCTTTCATCTTAATTTGAGTTTTGCCCGTAAGTCGTCGGGTGGTTGGTGATTCCGCTCTACAGGTGCTTGTTGCTCCTGTGCCCGGTTATTGCGGTTCCGGATGATTATATCCAGCTCATCCGACCGATCTTTGAGGAACTTGCGGAAAGCCTCGCCAATAGTTATCGTGTCGAAATAACCGTAGAATTTACCGTATCTGCCCAGCTTGAACCGGGCGACAAATAGAATGAATTCGGTCAGCTTGATGTAGTGGTACTGCCTTACAAACAAGTTTGAGAACTCGTTCAAAGCATTTTCATCAGCACTCTCTTTTGTGGCAGAGGCAAAATCAATAGTCAGTAGCTGCGTCTTTGCCCACAAAGCCGAGGAGCCGTCACCATACATCCGTTCAAGGTCTGACAACGTGGGGGACTTCTCACTGTACGCTTTATCAAGGTCGGCAAGAAGTATCGGCTGGAGCGATGTCGAATATGCGGCAGAGGCTTGGCTAAAGGTCGGGTATCTCTGCTTGATGGCCGACAGCATCATATCCCTGCTCGATGGCCGCATACTCCGCAATGAGGTTTCTTGCCTTTGCTGCTTTATCAGCATCCCGACCGTTTTGTCCTTGGGTTTCTGTTTTTCCATTACCTTGCTGTCTTTTTTCGATTATCCAAAGATTGGCCCGGCTGTCCCAACGTTCAACCTTGGCACCAGTGGATGTTTTCCAACCAAGACCGGAGAAATGATTGTAGAAAATATCCGCTTGTAGTTCCCAGTTGGGAAGTTTGCCCCGAAAATACTCTTTCACTTCTTCGACGGTTGGTGGTATAAACTCCACTTTGGTTTTAGGCGGCTTCTTTTTCGATGGTGGTTCCGGTGGGAATAACTCGCCAGAGTTATCCCTACGTTTTTGTTTTTGTTTATGTTTTATTATCTCGGCACCAACCTCGGTACTGACCTGCGCCCCAACCTCGGTATCAACCTGCGCCCTGACCTCGGTAAATTTTACCAAGGTGTACACCACATTCGGGCTTCCATTCTTCGTTTTGAAGTCAATCAATCCAACCTGCTTTAATCTATTCCGAGCATTTGACAAAGTCTTTAGAGAAGCTATGCCAAGGTCTGCAAGAACCTTGCTGTTGTTACGGTTAAACGTATTCGCCCACCTACAGAGGTTGTTAGTTTCTAACAGGTAGAAATACAAAGCGGTTTCTGTGACAGTTAGCGAATATGCGTTATGTTGTAACCAGAAGTCCTTTATTAGCTCAATATAGTTCATCGTAGATAAGAATTAACTTCATTCATAAATTCAGGGAGAGAATGGCAAACCACATACTTGTTTCGATACTTTTCCGCTTCCCTCTGCCATTTTATCTGTTCTTCGCTCTGTCTCCCCTTCGGTGTTTTCATTTCAATACAGAGAGACGCAAAGCCCTTCTTTGGGACAAGTAATATCAAATCGGAAACGCCGCGTAAAACACCTTCGTATTTCATCTGAGCGCCGGTACGGGCATCGCGTTTCCCACCGTTAGGAACAGCGAACAGCATGCGACTCAAAAACGGATATTGATGCCGGAACCAAGTCAGACAACTATGCTGTATCTGACTTTCCGATTGCGGTGTAGTTTGTTTCTTTCTCATAATCTACCTTTGAATAAGTCCATAGCCATATCTATCACATTCTCCTTAACTACATCATCAGTACCGGTCACTCCGTTAGCTATACCCTTCTTCCGCTGAATGACATCATACATATATTCATCAATGGTATTCTTTCCAAGGAAATAGTAACAGTTGACATTATTCTTCTGGCCGTTACGGTGTGCCCGGTCTTCCGCCTGTTCGCAATCGCTGAACGTCCATGGGAACTCAATAAAGGCCACACGACTGGAAGCAGTCAGCGTAAGCCCCGTACCACCTGATTTGTAGTTCAGAATAATAAGTGTACAATCCGGATTATTTTGGAAAGCATCTACAGCCATCTGTTTCCGGGTAGCATTATCTTCACCTGTAACCGTTACTGCTTGAGGAAACATCTTTTTCAGTTCCATTACTACTTCTTTCAGATAAGCAAATACTATCAGCTTTTCTCCCCCATCGATAACGTCATGAATAAACTCGGCAGCCGCCTTGATTTTTCCACGAGCGGAAATGGCTTTCAAAATGCCCATCCTTACCATAACCTCTCCCCTCATGGACTTAGCGATTTTCTCATCGTCCGCATTCTTGAACACACGAAGATATTGTATAAGGTCACTCTCCGCTTTTTCATATTCAAGGCGAGTAGTAATATCCATTTCGATATACTGCCGAGTCTTGTCCGGAAGTTGGGTCAACACCTTTGCTTTCTCACGCCGAAAGAAACATGTATTCCAAAGACGCCAATTCAGTTCTTTCAGATTGGATGCTTTCTTCGGTCCGTTGCAGAAGCGCTCGGTAAATGTCTTATACCCGCCGAAGTCTTCCAGACGTCCCATTATCTTAAGTTGTTGTATAAGGTCGGTGTTATCATTCACAACAGGTGTTCCTGTCAGTTCAAGAATAAACTCCTTACCTTTGCAGATACCTTCAACAAACTTACTTTGCTGGGTCTTGGTAGACTTACATTTATGGGACTCGTCAATAATAACTGATTTGAAAAGCGTTATACGAGGGTCAAAAGAGATTGATTTCATCGTAAACCGTACATCATCCTTAACGTCCAGAACAAAGAACTTTTTCAACGACTCATAGTTAGTAATGAAAATATCACAGCACTTGGTTTCAATGAAGCGCTGCCAAGTATTTTTGTTCTTATCATCAAGAATTAAAGCCTGTTTTCCAGCAAACTTCTTGAACTCACGTTGCCAGTTTATTTTCAACGCTGCCGGACAGATAACAAGGCAGGGGTAAGATTTTGCAATCGTTACCGTACCTATTGCCTGTAACGTCTTACCGAGTCCCGGCTGGTCACCGAAGATACACCGTTTATGAGACAAAGCGTATGCAATGCCCTCTTTCTGATAATCGTATGGTTCAAGGAGTAACCCATGGGGTACGGTCAGTTGCGGCATCGGAGCAATGTCAAAAGTTATATCAGCTTTTCGTTGCTCCGACCGCTGTACCGATCCGCAATATCCATATTGTACCGCCCAACTCGCCATAGTGTTGACATACCATTCATCGGCAAGGTCAACCCACCAGGCTTTTTCATTAAAAAGATAAGCCTTTTTAGCGTTTGCCTTGACTGACGGGATGTTCTTCACACATTTAATCAGCATCGGATGATACATGAATTTAAGTTTGAAACCGTCCGGATATTTGGTGATACAAAAAGGTGCTGCCATAATCAAGCTGCCGTTTCTTTAACTTTCTTACTGCGTGAATGACGCGGTTTCACTTTCTTACCGTTCACAATCAAAGTAGTACCAGTCTGTTCCGCCACTTGTTTGAGGAACTCGTTAGCTTCCTCCTCAAAAGCGGCATCGCCTACCGGGTCGGCCACTATATCAGTCGGAGCGCTTTCATCAAATGGAAGTTCCTGCTGAACTACTGCCCATTTCTTTGCGGTCAAATACTGTTCTACTTCATAATTACAAGCATCAATGGCTTGCTGCAGCTCAAAGGCGTGTTCGTATTCCTCGTTCTCATTATTGAACATGGTAAAAGGTGCGATGAGATTGAGCACTTTTTTACTCTTAAGAAATCGTTTGCCGACCAAAGTAACACCGACATTATCGTCGGAACCACCGATCGTATAGCCGGTAACCTCAAATGTAGAGAAGATTTCTTCCGGCAATTCATCTATGGAATCTTTGCCGTCAGCTTCCTTTTGCTCACATAGGAAAGTAAGGTGAGGAATAAGTTCATTGAATGCAGCACGCAAATCCTTATGGATAAGATTCTTTCCCTCAACAGTCACATTATCCTCATTCTCGTTCTTAAAAGTGGCAACAAGCGTGTTGTCCTTCGTTATTTTTGCTTTTGTGATATTCATTTCTATCTCCTGTCTTGATATTCGTTGATAAATTCGTTATAGTAACGGTCAGCCGGAAGAGGGAGTGTTATTCCCAGTTCGGCAGCGGCATCGGCCTGTACTTTATTCAGAAAGTCAGTCATCTGCACTGTATTGAGTTTCGAGGTGCTTCCGGCGATAACCGTTTCTTTACCTTTAATATAGGAAGCTCTTCTAAGAAAAAGGTTGCAGTAATAATCGTGTACATCCTGTTTATCCGTCCCCGTTTCCTGCTCAATACAAGTGAACCAAAGCCACATAAGAGCATTCTGCGATAATGTCCGCGGCTCTGTGAACCGTTCGATTTTCACACGGTACCGACCATTACGAAGTTGGGAACACATGAAGTCAAAAGATTTGCTCATGTGTACCTCACCCTTAACCTTTTCTAAAATTGCTTCTTGTGCCATTACTCTAACCCAAAGATTTTCTTGTCTGTAATAAGTTCCTTGTTAGCTTCCAAAAACTCTATGAAATGCTCACAGTGGGCGGTCAACAGTTTAACCGTCTGTTCGTGGTTATAGGTGTAGTATTCCGGGTACTGCGTTCCGCTGATTAGTGGTGTCCGACTGGTACCGCCCTTCAACTGATAGGCAGTGTACTCAAACGCTTTCACACTCTCCATCTGACCGGAAGCAATCAGGCAATAAGGGTATACATGCCGCTGCCATCCATGTTCATACTTACCGAAATCATATTTGGATGTTGATTTGATGTCATAGACAATGTCCCGGAGAAGTTCGTCTATAAACCCGTAAAGCTCCACATCACCGTAACGGGTGGAGATAATGGCAGAGACAAAGACCTGGGACAATGCACCGGCAAAATATCTCGACTGCTCAATACACCATGCCCGGTCAAACAGGAAATGACGGGCAGGCGCTATATCCGTAGGCGGGAAGTCAACCTGAATAATGTTGGTTTCTTCATCACCGACAATGGTATATGGTTCCCGTTCGCTTGGAATATGTTTTTTCCTGTGGATATAACAGTCAATGACAGCATTGAATGCTGTCCCTTTATCGGCCGCCTCACTCTCAAACGGAACGCGGTTTATTGCATCAAGCAGGCTTTGCTTGAGCTCCGCTTCAATTTCTTCGGGGCTTTTCTTATATTCCCCCGTTTCGTTGTCAATGTTCCAGAAGCTTTCCACCTGTTCATCAGCCCGTAGATACTGCTCGAACTTATCGAGTAGTGACGGGTAAAATCTGTACTTAGGCTGCCGGTTCATACTTCTTGCTTAGCTTGTTGAACTTTAGTCCAAGATTCTTGCACTTCTCATTGAGCATCATCCCGGCCCTGACCTTGGAATCGAAGATGTGTGCCATCCCGTCTAGAGATTCACGCACTTCATTGGCCGACTGCATATCGGTCACCTGTTCCACTGTATCACGAATAACCTCAAGAACCTTATCATATTCTGAAGATAACTCTGTCTGTTTTGTCTGATACTCTTTATAGGTATTGATAATGTTCGTCATAAAATCATTCTTTCCCGTAATGGTACCGGAAGCATCAATAATGACAGGTATCTTGATACGTGAAGAAAGATTGCAGGTGTTCTTACCGTAGAACTTCTCGCACGGATCAAAGGAGATTGTTCTATCCTTACCAATGGCTTCCATATAACCGACTAAATCCAGTTCCTTAATCAAGTCGCCGGCAGATGAACCGCCAATCTCCGGGCGTATCTGTTTTTCATCACCGACTTTCTCTTCCCGTTCATGGGCCACGAAGATTACAGACTTACCCATTAAGGTTACCTGATTTACAAAGCTGATGAACATATTCTTTCTCACTCCATACCCCTGTAATGAAAGAGTTCCGTCAGCTTTCTTCATTTTCGGGTTGGCTGCCATGATAGCCTTATCCATGAAAGAGAGCATCTTTCCGGCGGTATCAATCACAATCGTATCAAACTCTTTGATTTCCTCAGAAGCAAGTACCTGATTCGTTTCATCCCAGCTTGTAATCTGAACAGTGGGTACACGATGGGCCGCATTGACACGGTGAATACCGCCGTCGTAATCGAAAAGCACAGGGTTGGGGGCAGATAATGCCAATGTCGTTTTACCCATACCCGGTTGTCCATAAATCAGCGCTGACAATGTAGTCTTAACGGTCAGCTCGTTAGGTTTCTTAATCAAACTCATAATGATAAAATTTATGTGGTTAATAAAAAAATATCGTGGAAGTTGGCGGACTCGAACCGCCAGTCTCCTCGAATGAGGTGTGTTAGCCATTACACCGAACTCCCGAATAAGAAAAAGGTGTACTATCTTCACAGACAGAACACCTCAGCACAACCAAATAAAAATACTAAACTATATCTGCTCTCGCTTGGGCATTGCTCCCGGATAGGCGGCCAAGCCACACCGGGAAGGGTAGTTAACAAGATAGTTTAAAGTATAAAACTCAAATAGGGGCATTCTCCCTACTACGTCCTTTTCGCCGGCATTATTGGTTAATAAATAGAGGATTATCCTCGTGGGTAATGTGGGATTTGAACGCCACGCCCTGTACGTGAATGAAACCTTTAAATAATACCATGACAAATTACCAACATTAAATAATCATGTACCGCTCTACCTGACTGAGCTAATTACCCGTTTCTGCCCGCTATATCTTCACAGACCTTGCCGGCAGTAGTCTAACTAAACAAGTTTTATGTAATACACTTCCTCCGCTGAGGTTCATATCTTTATTATCTTCTTCAACACATTGTGATAGAACCAAACCGAATACACTATGCCAAAAAGATTAATAGTATAGTTCCACTCTCCCGTTACCGGGTCAGATCCGTTGAACATTGCCAAACAAGGCAAAGCCAGTACATTAAGCAATAGCACGTTGAGAATTATTCTTTTCATGGCTTCTTCCTTTTCTTACTTTTGCAAAACTCAACACATCTGAAGCGTTGTAATAACTTCGTCCATTAGGTCTATATTCAACTCTCACTCTTTGAGAATTTACCAAAGCTTTCAATCTACCTGGCCCACCTACTATTCTTTCTGATTCTCTCTTAGGAAAGGTACGCTTATCCATGATGGTAAGTATATCTGCCAATCTTGCCTCCGCCGTCCCATCAATCAACATGGAACTGCGTAAATTACCGTTTACCTCATATATCATGCTGCCCAAAAATTAAAATTATTATTACTCCGCCCCCCTATTCTTATATAGCGCATTGCAGTACGTGCTCGTGAGGGTGTTTTCATTCTCCGCAAATCAATATCATTACAAGTAACTTGCATCACTACGAAAAGAATGGAGAATAAAAGCTCAAGTCCATGCTTCCGTAACTCGTTCAAATCAAAATTGCGTTTCAACCTGTCGCAAATCATATACAGAAGCAATTCGGTATCTTTGGATATGCCTAACTTTCGATAGATAGTCCGCTTCTGCGTCTTGATAGTCCAAACAGACTTACTCAGATTATTTGCTACCTCTTTGTCGGCAAGTCCCTTGCAATACTCATTTGCAACAAGCATTTCCGCAGGAGAAAGGGAAATCATCACGCAACCCTTTCTACATCAAAAAGACCTTTTTTCTTATCAGTCTCTCCTACTTTCCAGTCTGCGCCTTCAACACAAAATTCCTCTCTTAACCGAGGAATTATTGTTCCTTTGATTGAAGGCTTCGCTTTCACTGGGAAAGTAAGAATATCTCCTACTTTCATATCTCTCAAAGCCGGAGTGTAGTTCTCTGTGATTATTTTCTTTTTCATTACTATAAAATTTTAATGATTAATATTTGAGTTCTCCCGAACCAATTCGATTGGCGGCATCACGCTTTATTCGGGAGATTTACTTAACTTTGGAGTGCAAAATCTAAAAATTAAGTAAGTATGAGTAAATTCATTGAAATCCCTGTTAACGAGGAAAAATGTATCATTAATCTTGATGCTATTCAAAGTGTATATCCTTTAAAAGAAGGTGGTTGCGAAATTTCTTTCCTCGAAGGTTATTTGAAGCGTATTATAACCAAACTTCCCTATTCTGAGTTACTAAAACTCATTTGGAAATAATCACTTCTTTTCTGTATATCGGGATTGAGAACAGTTTGATAATTACTATACAAGGTTCTCTCCCGGTATCGCTCTTACTGACAAATCTACCATTCTCAGGAAGTATGCTTACTTGCTTTTCTATAATTGCTTTCATAGGTTAATCTTTTTACCATAATTATTACGCCTTCCTCGAAACAACTCTTTAAAAACTTTCCAAAAAAGGTATAATGTAAAGGGAAGTAATACTATTGAGAGGAGTGTTTGCAACACAAAATTCACTGACAATGCATCAATCGCATACTCGATTGGCGAATCTTTAATGTAATCTATTATTTCATTCATTTTCTCTCTATTTTTAATTAATATTCGTGCCCCGATAAGCTCTCTCTGCTCTTCTCAACGGAGTTATCAGCTACTATACTTCACTGCATAACCATTCGGGGCATGTCGGCTTCTTTATTTTACCCCACCACAATCAAGGACAAGTCTACTATCTGTTTACATGGGTATGCTTCGGAGTTCTTGTACCTTTCTCAGTACGAACTGCGGCAGATTTCACCGGGGCTGCACCCGTAACCCTACTCAAGTTTGCTTCTGCTGTCACCAGTTCCAAGTCTTTCGGGGTGTGTTGTTGCGGAGTATCGCCTCTCCTGCCTGAATCGAATGTCGGGCTTATATTAGCTCTCTATCTCCCATCAAAGGGTAGGCTCAAAGACCAGATAGAGATTATTTCTACTTTTTCAGAATATCCAAAAGCAACTCTTTATCCGCTTCCCAAAGATTGTAGCCTTTAGCAATCTTTCTTCTGAGATATTCACGTTCACCAATCATTGAGATTGCCTTTTCTCTCAAATCGCTTGCGCTCCATTTTTCAGCTTGGTCTATCAAGAAGTTAGAGAGAGATTTACGTTCTTCGTATAGTTCACGTACTGATACAGTCTTTCGTTCTATCTCTTTAAGTGCGGTTGGATTCTCAATCCACAGCTTACAAAAAGCGTCTTTATCAAGGTCTGTATTCATGTAGCATTCCTCAACCTCGGCATAACCCTCAACCGATAGTTTTAATCCTGTTCTCTCTTCAAATTCTTGTTGTAGCATATCTTTTAGTTTTAAGTTTATCAATTTTGGGAAAGCTGCCCGGTGAAGGGTAAAGTGTCCGCTTGCTATCACGAACCCTCGCGGCTTTTATCACCGGTATAGCACTGACCTTTTCTGCAGCTTTGTTTATATTTAGTCGCCTACGTAACGAGAACCGAAAGCACCTTTGCTGTTTGGATTGTAGTAGGCGGAAGATGGAGCGTTGAAGCAATCGTAAGTACTTCTTCTTTCCGGTTGTATTAAAGCAGCTTGCATAGCTTCTTTCTCTGCTTTTCTTGCTTCTTCATCAGCGATACGCTTCTTTTCATTAGCCCAAGCAACTTTCATGCAGTCACCGAAAGTCTGTACACCGTGAGTAAGCTGGTATAGCTTGAAATACTTTCTGTATATCTCATGAGCCGTTTTCATAATCTTGCGTAAATCGTACTTTTTCATTGTCTTACTCCTTTTTAGGTATATTGTTTTTTTGGTTATCTCGACAAAACTCGCTTACTTTGCTGTTGTTGTCATTGTTGATGTTGCAAAGATAGATTTAATATCTAATTCAACAAACAACAAATCTAATTATTTTTAGATATTAACTCTAATTAACTCTATTATGGCTGGATTAAAAGAACGACTATCCCATTTTATTGATTATACTGGTTTAACCGTTCAAATGTTTGAAAAGACTGTTGGATTAAGCAATGGCGCAGTATCTAAAATGGGAGACAACACCAGGCGTTCAACGATAGATAAAATATCTAATTTCTTTCATGATTTAAATACAAACTGGTTGTTAACGGGAGAAGGAGAGATGCTCATCGGAGAATATCCAACAGGAAATGAAATTACTATACACAAAAATTATGCTCCTAAATCACGTGAAATTCAGTACGATTATAAGCTTATACCTATCGTACATATTGATAGCGTTGGGGGAATGCACTCCCCGAATGCCATCATAGGGGAGCCCCAATATATAGAAGGATATGCCCCTTTCACCGATGCCAAAGAAGGAGACATTTGCATTATACAATCTGGAAATAGTATGGTGCCTACCTGCCCGTCAGGTAGCCTTTTACTGCTTCGCCAAGTCTTAAATTGGCAAGAATATTTCGGTTATGGTAATATTTTCGTTATCGAACTTACCGATGGCCGCCGAATTACTAAAGAAGTATCACGCTATAATGAAAATCCTAATGAATACATCTGGTGTATATCTCACAATGCCAATGTACCGGATGAAGAACTTCCTAAAAGCATGATTAAGTCTGTTTGGAAAGTCATCAAAATACAAATAGACAAAGGATGGTAAATACAATTTAAAAGTTATAAATTAGTACAATATTATTATGAAAAATGTAATTATCATGGCGTTGACTGCCATATTCATTCTATCAGGGTGTAAATCAAAAGAAGAAAAAGCATTGGAAATAATCAAAAATGAAATGTTCAAAACATTATATGATTTTGAGAGCTATCAGCCGATAGAAACCAAAGTAGATAGTGCTTTTTTATCAGTCTATACTGATTCAGTCATTATTAAATATGGATATATTCTCAATGAATTTTTGAAAGATGCAAATGAGGCTTTAAAGGAAATAAAAGAAGCACACAGCAGCATGGATATATGGAGTGATTCTTATTCAGAATATGGAAGAGAACAATACTATAAAGCAAAAGAAAAAGCTGATAAAGAACTCAAAAAGGCTAATTTATATATTGAAATAATGAATGCTCAATCTGATACCATAAAACAACTTGCGCAAAACATCAAGCCTGAATTCTATGGATGGAAAGTTACGCACAAATTTAGATGCAAAACAAAAGGAGGTAATTCTACAATTGGTAACTATATCTATTATTTCGATAGAAACGTAAAAAATATAATTTACCAAGAAGATACTGAAGATGAAGATTTGGCAAAAGTCAAAAACTTAATTAAAGAAGCTATTGAAAAAGAAGCAACAGAGAATGAAAAAACTAATCACAACAATATAGAAGAATAATTTTTACATAATAATAAACTTTTAATATTTCCAATACTATGGATTTTAAAGACACTATTAAACAGCTCGCAGATAGAATCGAAAAGCTGAAAGAAAACATTCAGACAGAAGAAGCAACAAAAAATGCTTTTATCATGCCCTTTATTAATGCTCTCGGATATGATGTATTCAATCCTTTGGAAGTACTTCCTGAGATGACATGTGATATCGGTACAAAAAAAGGAGAAAAGATTGATTATGCTATTATGAAAGACGACCAACCTATTCTTTTGATTGAATGCAAACATTGGAAACAAGACTTAAATCTGCATGACAACCAACTGTTACGCTATTTCAATGTATCAAAAGCTAAATTCGGTCTTTTAACCAATGGCATTATTTACCGATTCTATACTGATTTAAAAGAGCCTAACATAATGGATGATAAGCCATTTCTGGAAGTAGATATCACTGATTTAAGAGACAATCAAATTGAAGAATTGAAGAAATTCCACAAATCATATTTTGACATAGACAATATTTTGAACTCAGCTAGTGAATTAAAATATATGGGAGAACTAAAAGCTATCATACAAGAAGAATTCTCCTCTCCTAGTACTGATTTCGTAAAAATGTTTGCCACAAAAGTTTATGATGGTAGAATGCTTCAAAACATAATAGATCAGTTCACACCTTTGGTTAAACGCGCCATTTCTTCACATATCAACGATATTATTAATGACCGTTTGAAAGGAGCTTTGACTGTCAGTGATTCCAAAGTAGAGGAAAGTCAAACAAAGAATCCTGGAACTACAACAGAAGATACTGAAGCAGAAGCAATCACAGAATCTAAGATTGTTACCACAGAAGAGGAATTAGATGCATACAGAATCGTAAAAGCTATTTGTAGAAAGAAAGTGGATATATCTCGTATAGTATACCGTGATGCACAGACTTACTTCAGCATTTTACTTGACGATAATAACCGTAAACCTATTTGTCGTATGTACTTTAATACAGCTACTAAATATGTAGCCACTATTGATGAAAACAAAAAAGATGTAAAACATATCATTGAGAATCTAGATGACATCTATAATTATGAGGATGATTTCTTTAAGGCAATTGATATGTATGAGCACAAAGATTAATGTTATTGTGATATTATGAACAATATAATTGCTAACTGCTTATGTCAGTGGAAAAACCCAAAACACTGCTCCCTTACCCCCACCTGTAAAGGTTGGGGATGCCGGTTCCTTGGTACTCCCATAGAGGAACTACCGACCACTGACAAGGAGAAAGCAAAGTTGTTCTCCAAAGTGTATCGGGAAGCCAGAAACAAGGGCGTTCTTGAGTGCCCACATTATCGTTCTTTGTTCATTGATGAAGTGCTTGAAAACATAAATGAAAGTAACGTAACATTACAAAACATGAATTGATTTTTCTCGTTTATTGTCGGACACCTATCTCAGCTAACCTGCAAAGAAGTGATACACAGATTACAGCAATATTTCCAATACTATAAGTCTAGTTTAGTTTTTGTGTAAAGCACTTCCTCCGTAAGCGAACGTTGGAAGTGCTTTTATT